AAAAGTGGATGGAGCGGAAGTTTCCAACCCCGCTGGGGTAGGCCGGAAATCTGTCTAATTGCCGCCGGGAGGCACAAATAAAAACAGGCACTTACGCGTGCCTGGTTTTGTCTGCTACTAGACACCTTTTGCTATCTAAGTGCCTGATAATGCTGGTTTTTTCTTGGTGGGCGGTACTGGGATCGAACCAGTATGGCGACCTTGGAAAGCCTTTGTTGGCGCGGGTTTCGGGGCGCCGGCGGCGGTGTGTCAGGTCAGCCAGTTCTTCGTCGGTTAGGAACATTTCAATCTCCGCGCACTGCGGGGATTCACATTGGGTAAACTGGTGCTTATTCTGATCTAATCTCCCAAAAAACGCGATGCACCCCGCCATTTCCTATCGGGTCGCGTCCTGCTTTTCGGGCAACGCTTGATTCTGCCCACGATCCACGGGGTGGAAGATCCTTGACACGAATCCACCCCGCAGCCTTGAGCGACGATCCAGTTTCATCAGCTTGCGTGTACGTAATTGCGCGCTTGTAACCCATGGCCTTTGCCGCTCTCCATATCGCTCCGTAGAGCATAGAGTTGGCGTTTCTTGTGCCATCAGTGCAGGACCGATTCACTTCCAGCGTCAGTCCGTCATCAAGGGCCCTGGCTACGGGGCGGCCAGCTGTCGCCACTCCAACGAGAGCCCCGTCGCACTCCAGACCGACACCGAATTTCCACCCGGCAGGGGGCTTGTTGTGGCGATGGTGTTGCGCAATAAACGCGCAAGCAGCTTTCAGTGTGATTGGTACGATCTTCATAGAGCAATGACGCGGGGATCTAATCCCCGCGTTTTTCTCCTAACTAGTTGAAACGGTGCAATCCCCGCCTTTCGGGGGTTGAAATTCGATGTCGAAACCATCGTCATCGTCATCGACAGGAGGCGGGTTCATGCCGCGCTTGCAATAGCGCACGCAATCTTGATACCCCGGCCCTCCGGGCTCACCGTAGTCGTACTCGCCAGTCTTGATGTCCACGTACACTGCTTGAGAGCAGCCACCCCAGCCTAGCGGACAAGTCCGTCCGCCTTCGCTTTGCCAGAGCCGAGCGTTGTGGCTCGTGAGGTTGCCGCCTGCAAGCTGTATCGCCCCGTTGATGAGGTCGTTCAGGAGCAGCGCCATTTTAATCTCCGCCTTTCGTGGGTTGAACGGGATCATCCAGCTTGTAGTAGCTGTGACCGCCACACCTCGGGCAAGTCAGGGTTTTCATGCCGTACTTGTCGGGGGCGCTTTCTTTTCGCTCGCTGCGCCAGTGCTTGTTCTTGCAGCGGGTGCACTTCACGTAGATGTCTTCCATTTTCAATCTCCGCCTTTCGGGGGTTGCACAACGACGCGCCACGGCTCCAGCGCGATGAAGAACCCGTGGCATGAAATTTTTGTTATGCCTGTGTTGTCCGGATGAGGGTCAAATACAACCTCTCCGTCTTTCGCCACAACTGCGTGGTACACATCCTTGCTTCTGCTGGTGTTGCCTGAAATTTCATGCCACAGACCATTAATTCCGTATGCATCGATATAGCATTCGAAATCCTCAATCATGCAGTACGCCAACCCGAACGGTTGAAGCCATTCATTAAGGTCTTTTACCCATGTCGTTGGATTTGCGAAGAGCGGAATACCATCTATCGGGATGTGCAGTAGCGACGCCAGGACTGCTGACAAACAGTTTCCATGAAGGCCGTTGGCAGGGTCGTGAATCACAGTTTGTTTGGTTGGAATCATTTCAACCCCCGGCTTCCGGTGATTCGTTTTCCATATCGATCAGCAGGTCCAGCATGTGCCGGGCCTTGCGCAGATCCTCGACGCCGCCCTTGTCTTTCCAGCGGCTCACGTACTTGATGACCGCGCCTTCCACGAAGCCAATGCCGTTCCGGTGGATGTACTCGACCGGCTGGATGGCCATGTGCTTGTAGTGGCTGCCGCCGATCTGTTCTCCGAAGGGTTTGCTCATTGCGTCGTTCTCCTTTTCATGGCTTCAAGCAGGATGTCCTGCACAGTTCGTTTTGAGTCGCGCCGGGCCATCACCAGTTCATCGACCGTGCCGGCCGCGACGATGTGGTAGATGAACACCGGCCTGTTGTGCCCGGCTTGCAGCTGGCGCACCGGGCCGATGCGTTCGAGGATCTGCAGGTACTGCTCCAGATCCCACCAGTGGCCGAAGATGGCGAGGATGTTGCCGCCGTCCTGCAGGTTCAGGCCGTGGCCGGCGCTGGCCGGATGGGCGAACAGAATCGGAATCTTTCCAGCGTTCCAGTCGCGGATGGTCTGCGGGCTCTTGTCGAGCGCGCGACCTTTGGGGAAGGCTTTCAGCAGCCGGGCGAGGTCGCTTTTGAAGTGGTAAGCCACGAGCACCGGCATGCCCGCGGCTTCGGCGACGATGCTCTCCAGCGCCTGGATCTTGGCGTCGTGGATCTCGATGAACTGGCCGGCCTTCGCGTGCTCGTCGCCGTCCGATGCCGGATCGACATAGGCCGCGCCGTTGGCGATCTGCAGGCACTTGATCGTTTTGCTGGCGGCGTTGAACGCTTCCACCTCGTGCTCGCCGACGGCCATGAACATCTCGCGCTCCATGTCGCGGTAGAGGCGGCGCGCTTTGGGCGGCAGCTCGACGCGCACGACGGTGACGATGGGCTGGCGCAGATCGAAGTAGTCCTTGGCGTCGAGCGACAGGCACAGGTCGCGTAGCCGATCCTGGATCTGCTCCTGGGCGAAGGGCAGCGGCACCAGCTCGATGCTGTTGCGGTCGGCGTCCTTCTGGATGCTCTGGAACCAGCGGCCCTTGAAACCCTCGAAGGTGCGTCCGAGGCGCTGCCCGGCATCAAGGAACCATGCCTGACCCCACAGATCCTTCAGGCCGTTCGGGCTGGGCGTTCCGGTCAGCTCGATGACGCGATCCACCTTGCAATGGGCGATCTGGGCGAGCGCTTTGGCCCGCACGCCGGTGGACAGGCGCAGGAACTCCTTGCCCTTGCTGCTGGTTTGAACCGATCCGCGAAAGCCCTTGAGCTTGGTGCTCTCGTCGCAAACGATCTTGCGGAAGGGCCACGCGCCGCCGAAGTGCCCAACCAGCCAGGGGAGGTTTTCGTAATTAGTGGTGTAGATCGTCGCAGGCCGGCGCAGAGCCGCGCGGCGCTCGTCGGGCGAGCCGACGACGGCGGAAACGACCGTATCCGTCAGGTGCGACCACTTGCGGGCTTCATCCGGCCAGGTGCTCTCGGCAACGCGCAGCGGAGCGAGTACCAGCGTGGGGCCGGGCTCGGTCAGCTCGAGGATGTCGAGCGCGGTCAGCGTGCCGCAGGTCTTGCCCATACCCATGCCAGCGAAGACAGCGCAGCGCGGATTGTCGATGATGAAATCGATCATCGCGCGCTGGTACTCGCGGGGGGCGAATGCTTGGCGGGTCATACCTGTTCCGCTTTCCAGTGCTCTTCCATTTTTTCTCGAAGCGTCATCAACGCCTTTGCTTTGCCCATGCCTTTCGATACGCGACAGCCGCCGAAGTAATACCCTGGCGGGTAGTACGCCAAGTAATGGCCGTCGGACTCCTCGAGCTTTGCGCACATGCAATGCGCAAGTACTTCAGCTTTTGCCTCTTGGACTGCGGAGACTCGTTGGCGCACAAGCATCACTCGCCCCTCAGCGCGCAGCCGGTGCAGTCCGGGTCGGTCGTGGGCGTCATGTGCCCGCAGCGAATCGGCAGCCAGTCCGTAGTGTGGGGTTTCATGATCCGGCGGCCGTCCTCCGTCCAGCCGTGTTGCACCTGGAGGGTGGTCGGGCCGCCGCGCACGTTGGCCGGGTCGTTCGTCCAGCAGGAATGACGGCGGATCATTTACCGACTCCGGGGAACCAGAAGGCGAGCCACAGCCGGGCGGCCCAGAATGGATCGAAGGTGATCCGCACGACGGGATGGAGGCGGCGCCAGTCGGCGAGATAGATGATCTGGGCGGTCATCGCGGCGTCCTTTGTTGTATCGGCTGGCGGACAGCGGACACCAGCGCATGGTCGCGGGCTTCTCTTACTGCAATTTGCTCGGGGGTACGGTGCCACGGGCACCCATCCTGCATCCGCACGCCGGTATGCCGGCAGTGGTCGTGCCCCGGGCGCTGTTCGAGATAACCGCACAGGGGCGTGCGGCAATGGTCGGGCGCCTTCACGACAGCACATCATCGACGCCCTCGAAGGAATCCACGATCACGACGCGCTGGCCCATTGCGCGCATGCGCTCGTGCTCGCGCGCCTGGTGCGGCTTGGCCTTCTCGCCGGGCGCCTTCAGCTCGACCCAGATGGCGCCCTTTGCGGGGTTTGGCAAATACGGACCCCACGAGGGCAGCATCACGATGCGATCCGGCGCGCCGCGGCGGTGTGTCAGGTCAGCCAGTTCTTCGTCGGTTAGGAACATTTCAATCTCCGCCTTTCGGGGGTTGTTTGTTGTCTTCTCGACGAGTCATCCACTCTGTCGAGACGGGCGTCATCACCAGACACGAGTGCTGAAATCCTCGCTCCATCAGTGCGATAGCTAGCCGCTTTGCGCGGTCCGTGATCTCTTGTGGGGTAGCCGGGAATCTTGGGTAGTTGATAAGCCCAACTCTGTACCCGGTTTCCTGTCCGCCGGTATAGATGTATTCACACGGATCAACGGTTACACAAAGTCCCTCCCGAAAGCACTCTGCGCGGCATACTTGCTTCGCAACCTCAATATCTCCAGCGAGGTGAATGCGTGCCCAAAACGTTGGCGTGCAGATCCAGTCGCTCATATCCATACCTCTCTGGGGTTAAATCGCGCAGATCAGGCACCCCTGATCCGGGTTGTTTCGCATCCGTCCGCCCTTGCTCGTAAACGGGTCTTTTCCGATCTGCAAAGCGATTTGGATCACTTTTTGGTATTGCTCCCGGCCGAAGTCGTCGTATTGGTATGCCTTCTCCTTGTGCTTGTCGCCTGCCGCCTGGCAGGGAAAGCAGCCCACGCGGTCAAAGTGCGGATAGAGCGGGTTGAGATACTTCCGTCCGACGAAATCCTTTACGTCTTCTTCCGTCCAGTCGAGGACGGCAAGCCGCATCATTACGCCCAGCTTCTCGAGGTATTTCGGATACTTCCGCATGACCTCGTGGGGGGCGTAAAGCTCGTCGCACACCTTTCCGGCGTAGCGAGTGCGCCGCGCCGGGCTTTCGTCCAAGCGCATGCCGTACCAGATCTCAAACCCGCCTTGCTGCTCTGCGAGAGCTTTCGCGTAACGTTTCGTCGGCCGGATTTTGAGTTCTTCGGTGCAAAACCTAGCTCCGCCTCCAGGGAATCGCCCGTGCTTGATGCACTGATCTTCGACCGATCCTGCGCAAACCGTGTCGATTTCAACGCCGTAGTGCTTCGCCATCCATTCGACGTGCCGGTATGTGACCGGGTGCTCGAATTGCGTGTCGCAGAACAGCCCGCGCACCTCGCTAGCCTGGTGGGTTTCGACGGCCAGTTTGAGGCACGCCTGGCTGTCCTTTCCTCCACTAACTGGAACTAGGATTTTCACGGGCATGACTTCAACCCCCGCCTTTCGGGGGTTGAATGCTGCGGGCACGGATAGCCGCAACGATGCAGTTGAGCTGATCATCTTCGGGGGTAAATCCAATGCACTCAGACTGCACAATCTGCGCGCACGCCTCCCGCTCTGCCGCTGCAACCAGTTCAGCGAAGCGCTCCCACATGTCCAGCCGCTCATGCACGCAGTGGCCGCAGGTCTTGCCGGTCGGCAACTCCATGCAGGTTGCGTCGGTACATGCTTTGTCGGCGCAGCAGCCATGCTTGTTGCGCTGCGGGGCTTCTCGCTGTTCATTCGTCATCGTCGTCTCTCCATTGGTGGCACAGGCATTCGCAGGCTTCGCCCCAGTGGTCCATGCCGTAGCGGATCGCGGCGCACTCCACCGCGTCGTCACTAATGCAGGCGCACCCATAGGTGCCTGGGGGGCCGCTGGTGTCGCGTTCCTCAGCCGTCCGCCCAACTGGTACGTCAACCGGACCTTGCGCCGGCGGGCTTTCGTGGCTCATTTGTCGTCCTTTCCCGGCGCAAGGCCGGTTACGTTAGCGTTATGCCTATTAGGCATCTTCGGCGGTTTCAATCTCGCCGCCAGCGTGCAGCGCCATCAATTTCGGCCCGCAGCATCCGTAACTCGCCAGCCATACCGGCGTCAGCGCACCCATCACGAAGTCGCCGCCCTTGTAGCCGTAGAACACTTTACCCATCGCGGCTTTGCACTCGGCCAGCAGATCGGCAGCCTGGCGCGTGCCTTCGCCTTGCTCAAACGCTAAGTCGCTGTAGTAGCCGCGATAGCTGTGTGCGCTGTTCAGGTTCGCCACTTCCGCACCTTCTGGCATCGCTTCCAGTGCCGCAATCAACTTTCCTAGCGTCATCTGTGTTTCGGAGCGCTCGCGTTGCCATTGGGCGCTCATGCCATCTATCAATGCCTGCATGTTCATTTCCGTTCTCCGTTGTTGTCGCCGGCATAACCCGGCAGTCCAGCGGACGCCGTGCCGGCGCCGCTGACTTTTGCGTT